TAGAGTTTCATATTGGTAACAATAAGTATACAGTTGTACGTGGTATTAAACCTAACAAGTTTATCATCTACATGAATGGGCAACCTTTAGATCAGGCTCATACAGTAGCAATACAACCGAAGAATCTAGAACAGAACATACTACGAATGTCGTACAAGTCATTCACACAGGTTGTGATACTTGGATCATCTACGTTTGTTCCTTTCATGCGATTACCTGGTGCACAACGTAGGGAGATCATTGAGGATATTTTAGACATCCAGATCTTCTCTGTTATGAATGATGTTTTACGTGTTAAGGTTAGAGAGAATAAAGAAGAATTGCTGAGCTTAGAAGGTCAATTTGAAATACAGAGACAGAGGATTGAACTTCAAAAGAATTATATGTATGAGATAGAGAAGAAGACACAGAGTGAGATTGATAGAAAGAAAGAAAAGATAGAAGAACTTAATGCAGATGAGAAAGTTTCTCTGGATGCAATAGAGGTTCAGAATATAGAAGCTGCTAGATTACAATTAGAATTACAGGAACTAGCAGATGTATCTAAGAAGTTAAAGAAACTTTATTCATTTAGAACAAAGGTATCACAGAAGATTAAGAATTGTCATAAGGAGCATAAGTTCTTTCAAGACAATCATGTATGCCCTACTTGCACACAGGATCTATCTGAAGAATTTAGAGCAGTAAAGATAGAAGAAGGTAACACTGAGATAGGTGAGCTTGAGGGTGGGTTTAAAGAATTGGAAGTTGCTATCATAGATGAGGAGAATAGAGAAACTAAATTCACTGAGCTCAGTGGTAAGGTTATTGATATCAACTCAAAGATTAGTCAATTCAATTTTCAAATTAATACCGTAAGAAATACTATTAAAGATATTGAGAATGAGATAGATGATCTTACTAAGGACTCTGCAAATAAAAAAGCAGAGTTTGAGAAACTTAAGACTCTCATAGAGACTGGTAATACTACTAAACAGTCTATCGCTTCTACTAAGAAGGATAAAGATACATTACATGTTGCTGGCCAGTTATTAAAGGACAGTGGTATTAAGACTAGAATCATTAAGACATACCTTCCTACAATGAATAAACTGATCAATCAGTATCTGCAAGGTATGGATTTCTATGTTAACTTTACTTTAGATGAGAACTTTGAAGAGACTATTAAGTCTAGATATAGAGATGTGTTTTCATACGAGTCATTCAGTGAAGGAGAAAAGGCACGTATTGATATAGCACTTCTGCTTACTTGGCGTAGCGTTGCTAAGCTTAAGAATAGCGTAGACACTAATCTTCTTATACTCGATGAAATCTTTGACGGCTCGCTTGATCAATCTGGTTCTTCTGACCTTGGCTGGATCCTACGTAATTTCGATGATAGCACAAATGTATTCGTAATATCTCATAAGGAATCTATGACTGATAAGTTTCAAAGAACTCTTACTGTAGAGAAACCTAAGAACTATAGCATGATTAATGAATATTAATTTTCAACCATTCTTTTGTTCTGGTTATGTGCAGACACATATGTCTCCTGAAGACAGAAAGGAATTAGATAATATTATTATTAATTCTGATAGAAGTCTGCAAGCTGCTACTGCTGGTATACAGGATGATTGTTTTAATATACCAGAAGCTTCTGATCTATTGAGACCATACATTGTAGGTCTTGCTAATGCTTATCGTGTTCAGTATAAGGATTATACTGATGAGTATGAGACAGAGATGGCTAAGGTAATGCATCCACATATAGGTTTTGAGAATTTGAAGATGGATGAACCTTGGGTTAACATCACATCAAAGAACCTATATAACCCACCACATAATCATTATGGGATCTATAGTTATATTATTTTTCATAAGATACCATTTACCTTAGAGGAAGAAAGAAGTCTTCCTTTTCATAAAAACACTTCTAAAGAATCTTTTCCAGGATGCCCATACTTTATACACCCTACTCATTATGGGGGTGTGTTCATACAGAACGTGGCAGTTGACAAGGGAGCAGAAGGTGCTATCATACTATTCCCTTCTAGAATTCATCATGGGGTCAACCCATATCATAGTTCTGATGAGAACAGGATCACCATCGCTGGTAATGTGACAGTATAAAAAGTGGACACTATTGGTTGAAGTGTCTCTATGATCATGTATTATAGGTACATAAGACACGGAACAGCATGACTCTACAGCACGAAATTAAAGGTAACCTCGCTAGACTGCTTGCTACAGAAAACCTTATAGTAGAGCATAGTCCAACCTGCAGAACAGCATCTTTTGATGTACAAAAAAGAGTACTTCAATTACCACAGTGGGACTTCGCTTCAAACACTGTATACGATCTCCTAGTAGGTCACGAGGTAGGACATGCATTATATACACCCAACTATGATTGGACGCAAGATGCAGACTGTCCTAAAGATTATATCAATGTGATTGAGGATGTACGCATCGAGAGATTGATGAAGCGTAAATATCCTGGTCTCATTAAGACTTTTGCTAGAGGTTATAAAGAACTTGATTCTAGAGATTTCTTTGAGATTGGTGATGAAGATTTAAAATCCTTTATTTTAATTGACCGTATTAATCTTAATGCTAAGGTTGGTGCTACTGCTATGATACCATTCACAGCAGAAGAAATGGTGTTTGTTGTTAGAGCAGAAGCTGCAGAAACATTTGAAGAAGTTATTGAGATAGCAAAAGATGTTTATGCTTATCAGAAGCAGATGGAAGAGAATGCTCAAAAAGAGAACCTACCTAACAATTCATCTAAAGAAGGAACTGGTGAGTTAGAACTGCAGCAGACAGAACCATCACCAGAGAATCAGGGTATTGAATCATCTTCTTCTGATGGAAGTGGTAATGATGATGAAGAAGAGGATGAAGATGGTGATGATTGCACACAAGGTTCTAATAGAGGTGGTGATCACAACTCTGATGAAGCACGTACACAGAAAGCATTTGATGAGCAAACAAAACAATTAAATAGAAATGACTATAACAGTCGTACAATATCTTATGCTGAGTTACCTGAAAATCTTGATATAGATTCTGTAGTTGTTGATTGGTCTGAGGTACATGACTGGATAGATTCAAATAGAAAAGAATTTATAGCTACTGCTGATAATCTTAAAAAGTTTGTAAAGGATAATGTACCAGAGCACAATGGTAATGTAGAATCTTTTGTATACAGTACACCTGATGCAGAGTACCGTAAATTTCGTAAGCAATCACAGAAAGAAGTAAACTATCTTGTTAAAGAGTTTGAGTGTCGTAAGTCTGCTAGTGCTTATGCTCGTGCTGCTACTTCTAGAACTGGAGTACTAGACACAGCAAGGTTACACACTTACAAGTATAACGAAGACCTTTTTAAAAAAATAACAGTTCTACCTGATGGTAAGAATCATGGTCTTATATTTGTTCTAGATTGGTCAGGTTCAATGAACACTACAATCTACTCAACTGTTAAGCAACTACTTAATCTAACTGCATTCTGTAAGAAAGTTCAGATACCATTTGAAGTATATGCCTTTACTAATGAGTGGAGAATAGTTAATAGAATTAAATCTAATACCGATTCATCTGATCCTTATTTTGGATATAGAGCTTCTAACGAAGAGGTAGAACCTGTAGTTGGAGAAATCTATGTTGATAGTAACAACTTCAATATGGTTAATCTTATTTCATCACGTAGCAATTCACGTAACTATGAGAGACAGTGTGTAAATGTTTGGAGAGAAGCTTGGTTGTATCAAGGTCACAGAAACAGTTTCTATAGACCAACAACAGGGTTAGAATTATCAGGTACTCCATTGAATGAAGCAATGGTTTGTCTTAACTACATCTTACCAACATTTAAGAAACAGAATGACTTAGAGAAAGTTAATGTATGTGTTCTTACTGATGGTGAGGGTAGTATGATAGGTGTTGGTAAAAAGACTTACAGTTACGATGGAGAAGATTCAAAAGTATCTCAAGTTAGAATGGGTTACGACCATGCTTTACGTGATCGTAAAACTGGTAGAGTCTATGCTCAATTCACTGATGGTTATACAGATGTAACAACAACTTTGATAAATCAAGTTAAAGATCGTAATCCTGGTGTTAATGTTGTAGGATTCAGAATTCTTCCTGGTACACATTTACAAAGCTTTGTAAATCGTTATAGTACTACTAATTACTATGATATACAAAAGCAATGGAGAAAGGATAAGGCGGTTGTAATTCCTAATCCTACAGGGTTCAGTGAGCTCTACGCTCTTCAAGATAAAGCATTAGATACAGATGCAGAGTTTGCTGTTGAGTCTGGTGCTGCTAAGGGTCAAATTTCCAAAGCATTTAAAAAGATGCTAGGTAGCAAGTCTAATAACAAAAAGATCCTTAGTTCATTCATAGGGATGGTCAGTTAACAAACTGTCCTCCCTTTCCCCACAAATCCATACAGTCCATTATACTTATAACATACAGAACAAAATCCAAAATGCCTTTCGCACCTTCACCAGTAACCACAGAAGACATAAAGGGTTACTTACAAGAAAAATTCGGAACAGAGATCGATGCATCTCAGTTACGTCAAGCTGCTGCTCACTTTGATCTAGGTTATCAAACTGTCAGCAAACGTCTTAAAGCTTTTAAAGTTAAAGTAGGTTCTTGGAACCTCACTGTTGCAGAGAAACTTGAGAGAGTCTATGAAGGACTACCAGCAACACCTGCAGTAGAACAAGACTTAATTCCACAGAAGGATCCAAACTATGTACCGTTTGGAAACTACTCTGATGTAAAGAAAATCATCAGTTCTAATATGTTTTACCCTACATTCATTACTGGACTATCTGGTAATGGTAAGACACTTAGCGTAGAGCAAGCATGTGCTCAGTTAGGTAGAGAGTTAGTTAGGGTAAACATTACGATAGAAACAGATGAAGATGATCTCATTGGCGGCTTCCGTCTTGTTGACGGTGCAACCGTCTGGCACGATGGTCCAGTTATTCAAGCTCTCAACAGAGGAGCTATCTTGCTCCTTGACGAAATCGACCTTGCCTCAAACAAAATCCTCTGCCTTCAATCAATCCTTGAAGGAAAGGGTGTTTTCCTTAAAAAGGTTGGAAGATTCGTTCAACCAAAATCAGGATTCAACATCATCGCAACAGCGAATACAAAAGGTAAGGGTTCAGATGATGGACGTTTTATTGGAACTAACGTGCTCAACGAAGCCTTTCTTGAGCGATTCGCCTTAACCTTTGAGCAAGAGTATCCTACTCCTAAGACTGAGCAGAAGATCCTTGAGAAAGTATCTGCTAACCTAGGTGTACTTGATGAAGAGTTCTGCGAGAATCTTGCTAACTGGTCTGATATCATCCGTAGAACATTCCGTGACGGTGGTATTGATGAGGTTATCTCAACACGTAGATTGGTACACATCATTCGTGCCTTCGCAATCTGGAACAATCGTGTTAAAGCGATACAGGTATGTGTAAATAGATTTGATGAAGAGACTAAGCAGTCCTTCGTTGATCTATACGATAAGATTGATGCTAAAGTAGATCTAGAGGAGGAAACCGATGCCGAGTAAAAACGGATACCTAGGACATTGGGCTACCTTAAATGATGGTAGGTCTGGAATGATTTTGGAAGGGGTGGGAACTCCTTCCAGTCCTTTACATAAAATTAAGCTAAAAAGTCTTGACGGAATTGAATTTGAATGTTATCATGATAAGATACAATACGTATGGAACCGTTGAAATACAATGAAAGTGAGATCCTCAAAGAGGTCTCAGATTATATCAGTCAGACATACAGGGGTCACTACTCAGCAGGTAATGTTCAAACACTTGACCTGATTGACTCAGTAGGTGACGCAGAAGCATTCTGTAGGTCTAACATATTGAAATATGCTTCACGGTATGATAGGAAGGGTACGAGCAGAAAGGACATCATCAAGATTATCCATTATGCTGTGTTACTTCTTCACTTCAATGATAAGACTGCTGCATACCAAAAGGCACAAACTGGAGCTACTGCATTTACCGTAGATTATGACAAGTAAAGTACATTTATCAGAACTGACGTTCTCAGTCCTTGAGAACTTCGCAACAATTAATTCCTCTATAGTATTCAAGAAGGGGAACATCATTAAGACTATCTCTAATGCAGAGAACATCCTAGCAGAGTATGAGTGTGAGGAATACTTCCCACAAGACTTTGCAATCTATGATTTAAGTCAGTTTCTATCTGGTTTAAGAATCTTAGATGATCCAACTCTAGAGTTTGGTAACGAGGACTATGTTGTTCTTCGTGGTAATAACATAGCAATTAAATACTATTACAGTGATCCTGAGATTACCCTTAAGGTAGCTCCTGATAAGTCTGTTAGATTTCCTGGTTCAAACATTGGGTTTGATTTGGATAAGTCTTTGCTTAATAAGGGATTGAATATCTCAGGTAAGTTTGGTTTCAGGGATCTATCATTCTGTAGTGATGGTACTGCTGCTTTCATTAACTTCTCTGATAAGGATATGGACACCAGTAACTCATGTAGATTTGATCTACCTAATGCTACTACTACAGGTGAGTATGATCTCAACATGAAGGTTGATAACTTACGTGTGTATAATAAAGCATCTTACAAGGTATCTGTATCAGAACAACTCTTATCAGAATGGGTTGTTAGTGATTGGGAGGGATCTCAGGATGTTAACTTAAAGTATTACGTTGCTTTAGAACCACAATGAGTGAAAAGAAGTTAATCATTAACATATCATTCACTAAACAAGAAGCAGATCTTCTTAAGATATTGGATGAGCTTGTTAAGTATGATCTTGCTAGTAATAGATCAGCCTGGTTTAAAGACCAGATTCGTAATCGATACCACGAGATGAGATCTAGTGGTGTTATTCAAGTGGAGCCTGATGAAAACTGAATTCCTTTGGGTTGAGAAATATCGCCCCAAGACTATTGATGATTGTATCCTACCAGATGGTTTAAAGAAATCTTTCCTTGGTTTTTTAGATCAAGGTGAGATTCCTAACCTTTTATTATCTGGTAGTGCTGGTATAGGTAAGACCACAGTAGCTAGAGCTTTGTGTGATCAGTTAGGTGCTTCTTATATTATTATTAATGGATCAGACGAGGGTAGATCGATTGATACTATCCGAACTAGAGTAAAGCAATTTGCTACTACAGTCTCTTTGACCTCTACAAAGACTCACAAGGTGGTCATACTGGATGAGGCAGACAATATGACTCAAGATGTTCAGATGATCCTTAGAGCAGCAATAGAGGAGTATCATAAGAACTGTAGGTTCATCTTTACTTGTAACTTTGTTAATCGTTTGATAGATCCTATCAAATCTAGATGCACTGTTATTGATTTCAAGATCAATAATGCTGAGAAGACAGAACTAAGCTCCCAGTTCTTTGAAAGACTTAGGGAGATCCTTAAGAGTGAGTCTGTTGAGTCTAGTGATAAGGTTACTGCTAAACTGATTAAGAGATATTATCCTGACTGGAGAAGGTTACTTAATGAGACACAGAGACATGCAGCTAAGGGTAAGATAGAGGCAGATATCTTAACAG